GTAGAAAATAATATTAAAAAAATAGAAGATAAAATTATCCAAATTCTTAAAAAAGAAGGAGGAGCAGCAGGTTTAAAACCTATTAAACAAGCAGTTGATAAAATGGATAAACCTAAAGGATTTAATTTAAATAAAACATTAGATAAAATGGATAATGTAGAAAAACATAAACATAGTGATTATATTCTAACTCCTATAAATGAAGCAGCAAAAAATATATTAGAAATGTTAACTGAAAAACTTTGCCCTAAAGGTAAAGCATATGTTGCTAGACGTAAAGCTGCAGGTGAAAAACATGGAGCTTATCTAATGGGTAGAGCTGTTAAAGTTTGTAAAGGTCAAATGAGTGGTAAAAAGAAAAAAAAGAAAAATGAAGATGCTGCTTTATCTTTATCAAAGAAAAATATGTCTTCATATGCTTCTAAAAATGAAATTGATCTTAGTGAATTAAAAGATTTAGTTAGACAAGAATTAGAAGAAAAAAAAAAGGGTAAATGTAAACCTTCAAAAGGTAAACGTTTTGCTAAAAGAGTAAATGGTAAATGTAGATCATTTGGCCAAAAAGGCAAAGCATCAGATGGAGGGGATAGAATAAGACCTGGTACTGCAAAAGCTCACGCATATTGTGCTCGTTCAGCTAAAATTAAAAAATGTAAAAATCCACCTTGTGCTAATACATTATCTAGAAGAAAATGGAAATGTCAAGGTAGTAGATCAGTAGTATAATAAATAGTTTTAAAAAGGTTATATTAATTAATAATTTTTAAAACCTTTATTTGTGAAACGTATTATTATTGTATTATTATCTTTATTTTCATTAAATCTTTGTTCACAAAATCTAAAAATACTACCAGTATCTATAGAGGGTAGTCCTAATACCTTTAATATAGGAGTAGATAAACTATTACATTTTACAACTAGTTATACTATAGCTTACACTACTTATCATTTTTTAAAACCTAGAATAGGAAATAAAAAAGCACGAGCATATGCTGGAATTTTAAGTTTTAGCGTAGGTGTTATTAAAGAAGTACTAGACGAACGTTATAGAACAGGATATGAAAAAGGAGATATAGTAGCTAATATGGGGGGTGTTTTATTATTTAAATATCATATATCGTTAAAATGATTAGAATATTACTAATACTATTTTTAGTATTATTTTCATGTAAAAAAGAAGTTGATGATTTAGGTTTTAGAGTATACACTATACCTGAAGGTGAACATAGTTCAGGTAATTTTATAAACCATCCCACTAATTCAAGAATAGAGTTTAACTTTATGTTAGATGAAAGTGCTATATATGAAACTGAAATAGCAGAAAACCAAAGTGATGTAAATAAAATATATGGTATGAGTGATTTTGGTGTAAGACATCAAAAATATTCTATAAGATTAGGTTGGAGATATATAAATGGTGAAATACAATTATGTTGGTTACGACATGAAGAAAGTAGACATTCATCTGGTACTATAAGGACTATTGAAATAAATGAAATATACAACGCTGTTATTAATATTACCACATTTTATTATCAAGTAGTTATAGATGGTGATACTACATTTGTTAGACGAAGACCTGAAGGTAATTGGGGTTTAGTACGTAGGTATTATTTGTATCCATATTTTGGAGGAAATGAATATGCCCCCCATGATATAACAATAAGAATAAAAAACTTATAAAAAAACTTGGTTTGGCCAAAAATATTTACTACATCACTACAGTAATCAATAAAAATAACAAATTAAAATAATATAAAGTTATGGATTTAAATGAAATCAAGAATCGTTTAGCAAAACTAAACAACAAAGGGGGAGGTGGCTCTAGCGACTTCAAAAATAATTTTTGGAGACCACCAGTAGGTGAAAAATCAGTAATAAGAATAGTACCTTACACACACAATAAAGACTTTCCATTTTCGGAATTATACTTTTACTTCGGTATTGGTAAACCAAGAATGATTGCTTTATCTAATTTTAGTGAATCTGATCCTATTTTAGAATTTGCTACTCAATTAAAAAAATCGGGTGATAGTGAAAATATGGAATTAGCTAAAAAATTATACCCAAAACTTAGAATTTTTGCTCCTGTAGTAGTAAGAGGAGAAGAAGATAAAGGAGTTAGGTTTTATGAATTTGGTAAAATGGTTTATCAAGAACTATTAGGTGTAATGGCTGATGAAGATTATGGTGATATTACAGACATTCAAAAAGGACGTGATGTTACAATTGAAGTGATTCCAGCAGCAGAAACAGGTAAAATGTTTAATACAACAACTGTTCGTGTTAAACCAAACCAAACACCATTAGTAGATGATGCTACAAAAGCAACATCACTTTTAGAAAATCAAAAGGATTTAGTTTCTTTATTTAAGAAATATACTTTTGAAGAAATGAAGGACGAATTACAAGGTTATTTAAAACCAGCTGAAGAAGATGGAGGTAAAGAAACCGAAGTTAAAGCAGCACCTTCTAAAACTAAAAAGACTATAGATAGTAAACTTGATGAATTATTTGACTAATGGCAAAGAAAAAAGAAGACACAAATAGAGATGAACTAACAGATCTATTAGCAGAATCTCTAAATAAAAAATTTAGTAAAACACACCATAGAGTAGCTTATTTTTTAGATGGAAGTGAAGATTCACCAACTGATGTTACTGATTGGGTATCTACGGGATCAACTGTATTAGATTTAGCTATTTCAAATCGCCCAGATGGAGGATTACCTGTTTCTAAAATAGTTGAAATTACAGGTCTAGAGCAAAGTGGTAAGTCCCTGTTAGCGTCTCATGTTATAGCAAACACACAAAAGAAAGATGGTATTGCGGTATATATTGATACTGAATCATCATTAAACGCACAGTTTTTACAAGCAATTGGAGTTGATGTAGAAAAGATGGTATATTTACCTCTTGAAACAGTTGAAGACATTATGGATGCAATTGAAAATGTTATCCTTAAAGTTAGAGAAAAAAATCCAAATAAACTTGTAACAATTGTTGTAGATTCAGTAGCCGCAGCTACCACTAAAATTGAATCAGCCGCTGACTTTGAAAAAGATGGTTATGCAACACAAAAAGCTATCATTTTATCTAAAGCAATGCGTAAAATTACTAACTTAATTGGTAAGGAAAAAATACTTTTAGTATTTACGAACCAATTAAGACAAAAGATGGGTGCAATGCCATTTGCTGATCAATATACTACTTCTGGTGGTAAAGCTCTACAATTTCATGCTTCAGTTAGATTAAGACTTAAACAAGTTGGGAAACTTAAAGAAAAAATTAATGGGGTTGATGAAGTTGTAGGGTCAGAGGTTGAAGCAATTGTAGTTAAAAACAGAATGGGTCCTCCAAACAGAAAAATCAGATACAATGTCTTTTACAGACAAGGTATAGACGATTATGGTGGATGGTTAAAATTGATGAAAAATTATAAAGTTTGTAAACAATCAGGTCCAATTTGTAAATACACAGACACTGCAACAGGTGAAATATTATCTTTTCCAGGTAAAGAATTAGAAAAATTATGTAAAGATAGACCTGAAATTAGAGAAGCTATGTATAGAGACACTTGTGAAGCTTATGTTATGAAATATCAACATGAAGACCCACAAGAATTAGATCCAGACATTGAAATCGATGAAACTGGATTATAATGGAAGACATATTTAGTTTATTAGATAACGTTCAAAAACCGGGCGATTTAGGGGTAAATAATAGGGTGTTAATAGTAGATGGTTTAAATCTTTACTTAAGAGCATTCGCCGTAAATGGAGCCCTAAATGATAATGGTGTACCTGTAGGAGGACTAACTGGTTTTTTAAGATCTTTAGCTTATGCTATTAGAGAAGTAGACCCAACTAGAGTAATTATAGTTTACGATGGTGCAGGAGGTAGTCAACGTAGAAGAAAAATACTTCCTGATTATAAAGCTAATAGAACACCAGGTAAACGAATTACTAGATGGGATGCATTTAAAGATGCTAAAGCAGAAAAAGATGCAATGAAAATCCAATTTTCTCGTTTAATTGAATATTTAGATTTTCTTCCTATTAATGTTATTTCAATAGACAAAATTGAAGCTGATGATACAATAGCATATATAGCTCACACTTTACTAGATGAAGATGTTACTATACTATCAGCAGACCAAGATTTTTTACAATTAGTAAACGAAAGAATTACAGTTTGGAGTCCAACAAAAAAGAAGTTTTATACCCCACGAATGGTAGAAGCTGATTATGGAGTACCGGCTCACAATTTTTTAATGTATAAAGTTTTAATGGGTGATAAATCCGATAACATCGAAGGTGTTAAAGGGTTAGGACCTAAAAAATTACCTAAAATAGTTCCAGATCTACTTACTCAGACAACCCTTGATCTTGATTTCATTCTGGAACATGCGGGTAAAGGAGAAGAACCAATGCATAAAAAAATTGTTGAGTCGGCAACTCAACTTCAAATAAATGAAGAATTAATGGATTTAAAAAATCCACCAATTTCGGGTGAATTAAAATTACAAATAGCAAGATTAATAGAAGCACCAATAAATTTGCTTTCCCGAAATGATTTTATTATGATGTATTCAGACGATCAATTAGGAAATGCTATTAAAGCACCTGATTTATGGTTAAGGGAACATTTTGTAAAATTAAATACATTAGCAAAACAAACACATGAGTAAATTAACCCAATATGGACACGCGTTTCAGATTAAGGCACTTGCAATCTTAATTACTGATCGAGATTTCTTGCAACAAATTGCAGATATAGTGTCTCCTGATTATTTTGACAATGATGCAGGTAAATGGATTATGAGAAAAACTCTTAAATATTTTAACGAGTATAAAACATGTCCTACAATGGAAGTGTTTAAAGTTGAAGTAGAAGGTATAAATCAAGAATTACAAAGTGTAGCTGTAAAAGATTTACTTAAACAAGCATATAAAGCATCTAAAGGAACAGATTTAAATTACGTTAAAGATACATTTTTAGATTTTTGTAAAAATCAAACATTAAAAGGAGCCTTAATGAAATCAGTTGATTTATTAGAATTAGGAGACTATGATGATATTAGAAATTTAATTGATAGAGCATTAAAAGCGGGAACAGAAAGAGACATTGGTCATGAATATATTACTGAAATAGAAGATAGATTTAGAGAAGAAGCTAGAAACACAGTAGAAACACCTTGGCCCTTAATTAATAAATTACTTTGTGGTGGTTTAGGACAAGGTGATTTAGGAATGATAGCTGGTGGACCCGGAGGAGGTAAATCATGGGCTTTAGTTGCTTTAGGAGCTCAAGCTGTAAAAACAGGACACACAGTTATTCATTATACATTAGAATTAAGTGAAAAATATGTAGGTAGAAGATATGATGCTTGCCTTACAGAAATTCCAGTTGGGGATATCACATTACATAAAGATAAAGTAAAAGAAAAAATAGAAAATTTACGAGGTGGTCTTTATATTAGAGAATACCCCGCAGGACAAGCAACAGTAAATACTATACATGCCCATTTAGAAAAATGTATACAACAAAACATTGAACCAGATTTAATTATAATTGATTATGCTGATTTATTAACTTCTAAAGCAAGTAAAGAAAAAAGAGATAAATTAGATGATATTTATACTAATTTAAGAGGCTTGGCTACTGAAATGAAGTTACCTATATGGACAGCATCCCAAGTAAATAGATCAGGAGCAAGAGAAGACATCAT